TTAACTCTAAGAAGGTAGTAGCCATAATTATTTATCTTTCTTTTTAAAAATTTTATCGTAGTTTTCATCGTACTTTTTCTTTCGGTCTTTTTCAAAGAAAGAGCCAGCAAGACCCAAAGTTTTACCCCTCTTTTTGGAACTGATCATCATCGGCTTTTCGTTTGAACCAAGTTGCGGCATTCTTTGCTCCCTTAAAAATAAAAAGAAAGGAGGCTTTTTACAGCCCCCAAACTTAAACTTACTACTAGTCGATGCCGTAGAAGGCAGAACATAGTGCTTCAGGACGTAGTACTTTAGCTCCATAAACATGGAGTCCTCGTACAATGTCACCGAAGCTATCAGGATCACGAAGTACTTCAGTACTAGTAATAGTCTGAGCTGTTGCTGTAGCAGACATGTGACCAGCAATACATTGACCAGCGGCATTAGATGTCGCAGCAATGTTGTTAGTCTTATACATATCAAAACCACGCAATTTACCAGATGAAACTAGTCCATTACGAATTGACCCTTGACCTGCGTTGTAATCCACTGAAAGGAGTTTAGAAGAACTTTGAACAAGTACTTCATAAAACTGAGGATTAGCTAGGAACCAACGTCCTTCTTCTGGTACATTCTGCTCATCCAGTAGACGGGACATGTGGGATAGTACATCAATAGGATCATGCTCTGAACTTCCAAAGCCAATATCCAAATTACCTGTACCATCAAAAGTTCCTGCTGCAAGGTCAGTCGCACTGTCAGAACCAAGAATATGGTTAGGACTAGACGCGGATACACCTGCAATCATAGTCGCAATAACACCTTCATCAAAAGCATCTTTCAGTGCATAAGCAGCGGAAGATGTTGCAGCTTCTCTGAAGTTAACATGAGACATGTTAGATTCAATGTCATCAACTTTAAACTTAAAGGCGTTAGCTGTGTCAACGACTAGAGTTACCTCTTGGTCAGTCAACTTAGTTTGCGTTACGTCTGCACCACGTTCGTACTGATACACAGTGATTTCTGGTTCTTTGATGATCTTTACAGAATCACCATATGCTGCAATCTCACCCGCATAGTCAGTATTCGTAATTGCTTCCGCAACTGAAGACTTCCTAAAAAAGTTTAGAACTTGTTTAGAATAGACTGCTGGTAAGAAAAACGAGTTTGTTTGCCCAGATACTGAGTTACCAAAGTTACCGTTGGTGTCAGTAGACTGTTCAAAATACTGGTCTGAGGCATTATAAGCCATAATTATATCTCCAAATAAAAAACAATTTTACCGGATTCTGCCCTCTTCTAATGCTAGATTTATCTCTTCTGAGTGTTTATCAAAAGCATCAATGGACATCATCTGGATTTCCCGTTGTGTCCAGATTTTAGGAGCTTTAGCATCTACAGCCGTTGTTTTGGTTGACACCATATCAGCGGCGCTGCTTGTTTCCTTTTTTCTAGACTGTTGTTTTGGCTGACTAGCACCCTTTTCCATTTTATAAAGATCAATAGCACGACTAGCTAAACTGGCATCATTATTATTAGCATAAACCCATTGCTGTATTGCTTCTGGTTGCTCTTTCGCCCACGAATGAAATTCTTCATCACCCCTTATATCTTCAAAATCGGGATGCTTTCTCTTGAGTTCGGACTCTGCTTCTCGTTTTAAGAGATCAGTTTCACGTTGTTGGATAACCGATAGTTGATTCCGTAACTCTTGAGTTTGACTTTCACTTTGCATATGAGCGACAGATTCTACAGTTTCGTACAAATCTGGGTTCGCTGCTTTGAACTTCTCTAGTTCTTCTAGGGACTTTGGAGCTTTATATGCAGGAGCTTTAATTGCTGCCTCTGCTAAAAGTTCTTGTTCCTTTTGTTTGAACTGAGAAACTCTTTGATCATAATGCTTCTTTAGATCGTCATATCTTTTTTTATAATTTGCACCTTTAACTTGCTTGGACGCAGGGGTTCCATCTGATTCTTCATCAGTAGAAGTGGCCTGTGCCTGTTGCTGAGACTCAAAAAACAAACCGTCTGCGTCACCTTGTGATGGTTTGTCTGGTGTATGCCAGCTTTTCTTTGCGTTATAAAGGTTTGGTGCTTTTTCTTCTTCTACTACTTGTTGTCCAGCCATGTGTTTCTCCACGGGGCTTGTTGTTTAAAAGGTGGCCATAAGAATGAATTACTTGTACAAATAAGTCAGTATGGGGCTTTTACGTCAAGGTCGCCGTTATCGTTGTCTTACATTAAGACTTGGCATTTGGTTAGAAAATAACATTGCTTCGTTTATATTCTCTCCTTTTGCTTTGTCTGTTCCCATTAAACCACCATCGTAGGCACGTTCAGCTTCATCCATCATAGTTTGAAGGTTGTCTGCGCCTATTTGGTCAGTGGCCTTTTTAGTGACTACAAATTCACCCGCTGACAATCTCGCGGGTATTGAATCTGAGACACCATCTCCGGGTCCGTCAACTGGACCGGCTCCTGAAAATTCTGATGCTGTATCTACAACCTTGTCAAATATCATACTAAGTTGTGGATCAGCCTCTAAAGCTGTCATTAAATAAGATTGCTCTTCTTGCTCTAAAGCTTCATTCATTACGAAATCTACATAATCACTTTCCACTTCTGCGTCTGGAAGTTGTGAAGCTTCTACTGCTGCTATTTCTTCTGGCGGTATATTTGGGTATGTGTCTACTGGAGCTTCCATACCTGCCATTTCTGAGGGTACTAGCATAGAGCCGCCTTCGGCTTTTTGACTTCTTGTTGTTTTTTCTTCTGTTTCTGTCGTTGCCTTTTCTATACGTTCTTTACTGGCCTTCAAAGCGTTTATAGTTTCTACAAGATTGGGATGTTCTTTTGTAAATCTATTTCTAGCTCCCACATCTTGTAGGAAATAAGCAAGAGGGTTAGTTCCTACAGGACTTACTTCGAACCAAAAATCTTCAGAAGCTTCTGTAAAAGTCCTATCACCATGTTTTCTTCTTTCTCTATCTAACTCTTCTATAAGTTGTAGACCTTTTTTACTAGCAGGATTAAGTGGGCCTGTAGGGTCTTCACTAGTTATTTGTGTCCACCTGTCCCAATCAATATTATCTCCTTGTTTTCCCATTTGATCAAATAGTTCTGAGCGCACTTCACTACCTTCTTGATATGCTTCTCTTTCAGGGGGATTTAACATAGAACCACCTTCTGCTTTCTTAACTGGTGCTTTTTTTGCTGCTTCAGCGTCAACTTCTTGCATCATCTGTGCATATATCTGAGGGTCTACAGTGCCGCCCTGTTCTTCAGGCTTTAAAGTGTCTAGTGTTGCCTGTGCTTGTGCTTGATCTTCACCAGAAGAATTGGGGTTTGACACAACTGCTTTTGCTTCTAAATAAGCCATTGTCTCGTATAGTAGACCATCTTCTTCGCCACCCTGTGCATATGCGTTTCTTTTAGGGTCAGACAACATAGAACCGCCTGCCATCTTTTGCGCTCTGGTCTTCTTTTTACGATTTTGTCTAGCCATTATGCTACCCCTATCTTTATTTAGTTTTATGTTCTTTTTGAACAGAAAAAGTTGCAGTTAGCGTAGCCCCTTTGTGAGCTTTAAATTTTCCGCTGTGCTTCATTAAGTTATAAGTTCCGTCTTTTTGTTTCATCCAATGATGGTTACTTGGTGCTTTTACTTTCATTTAAAGCTCCTATGCATGTGGGTGTGTAATCCGCTTCCTTTAACCACTGATCATAGCCTACAAACGCTCTTCTAGGATATGACCAGAACTTACCTTCATACTTCGGCGTTTCTTCCTTTAGCTTCTTCAACTTCATCCTTCAACCGCTCTAGGCGTTCCAGAGAATTGATCTTCCCCTGACTGCGGTACAGCTCCGGTTCCGATGTTGCCGTCACCAGTACCCGTAACTCCAAGGTCCGTAGGCTGCTGAGGTGTTCCTTGAACGCCTCCCATACTTCCTTGTTGCCCGTTAGGATCGATAGGCGTTTCGCCATTTGCTTGTCCAGCATTATTTTGCATCCCTATAATTTGAGCCATAATAGCGGCTTCTTCTGGATCATTAAGTATCTCATCGGGGTCAAGATCAAGCGAGTAAGCAAGCTCCCCAATAAGTTTATTGATTTTAACAAAAGGAGCGATAGCAGGATTCTGAATGCTTTGAAGAAAAGTAGTTAGCCGTTGGCTCCTTACTTCTTTTTGCATCAGACTTGCTGTGCCAGTAGCTTTAACTTCTAAATCTCCCTCTACGCCTAGCTTACTTTCTAGGAACTGCATGTTCCATTGAAAGTATGCTTCGCCTAAAGGCTTTAAAAGAAAGTCATCAAGATTTTTAATGACTGTCTTTACGTTTAAGGACGCGGCTCCTAGTAACATAGACATGCCCGAAGCAGTCCTTGTCATGCTTTGAACGCCAGTTTGACCGTGTGAATAGCTTGGTATACCTGTTTGTTCGTCTGCAAGCTGCCTGAACTTGTCAAACATCATCATGTTTTCTGTAGATGTATTGGGGAACTTTAAGCCGTTTATTGCTGTACCCGGCATTCCTGCTTGCCTACGGAAGACTTTGCCCGGATATATTTCCATAGACTGTCCACCAACAAGGGCAGTCTCGTCTACGTCAAAGACTAATGAACCTGATAGGGCTAAATTGTCTATAGCCATTCTAGCGTGACCGTTCATAATCTTCTGAGAGTCATCCATGTTCTCAGCAACACCAATGCCAAAGAAGCTGTAGGGGTTCTTTTCGTAAGAGAAAGCGTGGTAGGGGATTCGGTGTGGCGAAAAAGGATTAACTACAGCCCTTAGTACTTTGCCGTTTGAAACCCAAGCATTGATCTGCAACTCGTCTAGATCATCTACACTCTCGTCTAACTCCATTCCTACTTCTCTAGCATACTCAGCATCCATGATGCCCCAGTATTCTAGTACTTCATATTTAGCTGACCCATAATCAGATTTATTATCATCTTTTAATTCAGCTTCGTAATCTTTTTCTACATAGTTTGGACCCATCTCTAGGCATTCTCTTATTTGATCTTTCTTAAAATAAGGTAGCTTAGATAGGCTTCTGAATTGTGAACGATTTAATTTATGTCTATGTATAGTAAATTCACATTCATTTATATTTGTAGCGTTGGGGTCTGGAAAGAAATCCCAGATGCTGACAAATTCAATACGCGGTACACGAACCTCTATTGGGTTATAAGTTCGTTCTCCATCTTCTTCAGCCCACCTGTTTAAAGTTTTATTGAAATTAAATGGACCTTTTACAATGCCTGTCCCAAAGAGAGCCGATTCAAATAGAGCATTTCTTAGTTCACTGGCTCCATTAGATTCTTCTATCTGGTCATGTATAAGCTTTTCCATTCTCCTTGCTGCCTTTTGAGCAGGTTTCATTTCAGGCGCTTGCGGATTAGCTGATGCGCCTTCTATTAAGGAGTCTTTTGCTTGTACATCTAATGGGCCTTCAAATTTACTAGAGCTGTAAGTGGCTCCAGCTTTTAATACTCTACCATCGCCGTCAAAGCCTACATCAAAGGGGCTTTCAACTACTTCTTCTTCTACAGCGGCTTCTTTAGTAGTTTCAATTCCCGGTACAGGATTATTTATATCTAAGTGAGCAATTTCTGCTACGCCTTCTGGTACTCTGGTTTCAGATACACCAATAGGGAACTTATTGCCTCCAAATATGACATCCACTAGCTGACCAAAAGCTGCAAGAACTTTTGTCTTAGTTACTTTTACAAAGACTCTAGATTTTTCAGACTCTCTGAATTTTATATTCTTGGCGTATAGTCCACGATAATTGTGGTAAGCTGTTAGCCATCTAGCTTCGTCAGCATCTCTAGCCCTTTCAGCATCTGCAAATCTGTCTTCTATCAGACCCGCTAGTCTATTGTTCAGGGCATCTTCAAGATTTAAAGACATACCTTCTTCATTTTCTTCTGATTGAAAATATAAGCCATTAGCATTTTCAATCAGAGTGTTCTTTTCTTCTGCCATATTTAAACCTTAAAAATCATAAACGCCACCACACGGCTTGGGCTACTGCGGTAATACTAATACTCTATACCAAGAATTAGCTTTTAATGTGGTACTATTAATACTTTAATATCCGAAATCACTATCAGCCGGGGTATAAGCCTGTTCCATGTGAAGATTTCTTATTCTACTAAATGAATCTTGTATTCGTGGTCTAGACATTATTAAGTAGCGCAGAGCATCATAAGCGTGGTCTGGCGCATGTGTATTTACATCTTCTGGATTTGTTTTATCCAGAGGAATACTTTGAAGTTCGCGTATCAGGTTCGGGCATGTATTAAGTATCTGTAATCGTGGCCTACCGCTTTGCTGAACTTTTAAATATTCATGGATTTGTATTTTGCCCTGTATTCTATTCTTATCTGCTCTACGCAGCTTGTGTCCTGCTCGTACTAAAGACTCTCCGACAGTTGGGCCTGTTGTACCTGTCCTAGCCCATGCTGCTGTGTCTAGTACTCCTTGAACAGAATAAGGGTCTTCTAGTTCCATTTCTGTTATTATAGCGCCTAAATCCACGCCTGTCAAGCCTTTTCGGTATAATTCTCTATAAACAATTAAGGTTCCGTCTGTTGGATCGATGCAGGCCCATATACAGGCGCTCTCAGAGGCGTAGCCGTAGTCAATACCTTTTGTCCTATCCCAAGATATAGGGATGAAAAAGGGAGGGATAACATGGACATCTACATCAAACTCAGTAAATGCTGCACCTTCGTTGACATCCCAGTTGCCGTCTAGTAGTTGTTTACGTTGCGTAGGGGGCAACGCTTTAAGCATTTGTTCATATCGACCATCATAAGCAAGGTAAGGATTATCTTCTAGTCGTGCAGGAATAAACTTTCTTGTGAGTAAATCTGCCCCTGTAAAGCTCTCATTGGGCGGGTGCGGGTCAATGTACCTCTTTTTTACCCATGTGGCTCCTACACCGCCGGGGTTAGCCGTACATCGCATATAGGTTTCAATTTCGGGGTCGGTCGTTCTTAGGCGGGAAGCGAGATAGTTCCATCCAAACTCAGTAGGTAAATGAGTTATCTCGTCAAAACCAATCCAAGAATAGGCTTGGCCTTGATACCTGTATACATCAGCATCCCGCTCTAAGAAGCCGAACTCTACTTTGGCTCCACTAGGGAAGCTCCAAAGTTTTTCAACTTCTTTATACTTACAGCCCGGAAAGGCTCTTGGGTATAATTCTCTACTTTTATCTATTAGCTCTCTAAGCTCTGGCATTGACCGTCTAAGTATCAATGCTCTGTGTGCAGACCTGTGAGCGTACCTGAGAGGGTCTATGAGCATCGCATAGGACTTACCCCCGCCTGCTGCACCCCCGTAGAGAACGTCCCTCTCAGGGGCTGCTAGGAAGTCTGTCTGGGGTCCGGCATTAGGTTTGAATAAAACATTGTTATTAACTTCGTCTTTTAGGGCTTGGGGTACTTTGTCTAGTATATCTTCTGTTACAACTTTACTAGTGTTTGCTTTGTCCAGCTTGTTTAGAGTTTCTTTAGAGGCGTTGAGCGAGTCTCGTTTAGCCACTAGCTTCTGCCTTATTTTCTCAGCAGACTTTTCTTTAGTGCGTACAGACCGTCTGGCCTTTATCTTGGCCTTAGTTTCTGAGTGGTAGTTATAGCCTCTACCTTTTGAACCTTTAGGTCTTCCGGTCTTCTTGCGG